ATAATTCAAAGATTTCTATCAAATAATTTACGAATAGTATCTTCTTTTAGATTTTTCACATCCATATAAGCCATTCCGAATAGTCAATAGAAGATTTGAAATTTACCCACTGAATAACAGAGAATTAAAGAAAGGAAAGTTAACAACGGGCAACGATTAGATGAAAGATATTTTCCTCAAATCCGGATAATAAAAAAGTCCTACTATTCTATTGAATACAGGACTTGCTTAGAACCGTCGCCTGTTATCTCAGGCCCTTGGCGGAAGGAGGGGGATTCGAACATATTACTATAATCAACAAATTACACAACAAGGTAACACATCGGTATCAAAACAAATTAAATAAATCAATAAAACAATTTGCAATTATTAAATTTATTATCTTTATGCAATATTGAAAATATATTTATCATCATGGAAGAAATTAAAAATATATTGGATGTTTTAACATGGAAGGATGTTTTTTTCTCATTGTGCATCATTGTTTCAATATCAATTTCAGTCATTACGATTATAAGAAATATAAAAAACGAAAAGATTCTTGACAAAATGATTGAAAAAATAAAGAGAAATGAAGAACCGAACTGTCAATAAATATTTAATGTCTGTTCTCTTATCCTGTCATTTCCAAAATTGTCATTCCATATAAATTTTATTAACGGAACAGATCCTTTTGATTCTATAATTACAGGAATATCTACACTTTCATTAGGATTAAGAAGTGGGTAAGGGAATAGATCATTTCTGAAAATCTTGATTGAATTAGAGTTGCATTCGAATCTTATTTTTCTTGCCGTAGACTTTCCGATATTCGATATTTTTATTTTAGTCGGAGAAAACGGGTCTTCACTTTCGTATATACCTGCGCTGATAAGAGCCTTTTGATTTTCCATTTTTTCTTCTTCATGCTTATCAATCAGATACCCATTTATTTTGTTTTGTTTCTTTTCGAATAATACTGTTCTAAAAAAAGACAAAACAGAAATTGCAATAGAAACAAAAAATCCTGCCAAATATATTATCTCGTATTTGCTCATTATCAGGTAATTCAATAATCAACCGATGACTCCTTCTTTATTATGTTCATTAATTGTAATATTTCGTCAAACTTCAACTTGAAATCACAATATTCCGGAGAAGGATTTAGAGAATGACATGTAATTGTACCGGTTGAAAGATCTTGATCTATGATCTGCTTACAAAGTATTGTATTTTTCAATACAATTATCCACATTGAATAATCTTTTATTCTCAATCCGTCTTTCCAGTGTTCGCATCCGAGATCGCGAGCCAATACAATATCACCATTGGAAAAACTTCTTTTGCTGTCATCGTCCATGCTGTTTCCGCTTATTTCAAAACTGAAATATTTTCCGTGATGAATCTCCCTAACAGTGAACTCTCGCTCTCCCAGCGAATTTACAAATGCTGCATCACAATAGTTATCTGCATAACCTGCATAGGCTTTAGCCGGAACGAAAGGAACCACCATATTAAACATGCCGTTCGGAAGCTCATAATACTTAGTTCCAGCCTTAGTTATCAAATATGGCTCTTCATTCTTTTTTACTTCACTCTTTAACATCTCACCTTCTCCGGTATGAAGCCAAATATTATTTAAATCAGCATAGAAGTTCAATATTTTTTCAATATTCCTTTCAGATAAATCTCTATCTTCTTTTCGAGATTTTCCAATTGTTCCAACTGAAAGCCCTAAATCATTAGTAACTTTATTATCATTCAACCCTTTGTATTTCATGTATTTATCGAATCTATCTATTTTTCTCATATTTTTTATTGAAGTTTTTTCTATATTCTCTTGGTTTATATTGAAGTTTTTTCTATATTTGTAAAGTAAACAAAGTTAATCAACAAAAATAACAAATAAAGTCATGAAAGCAACATTAAAATACGATAAATCAGTAGTAATGAAGAGGGCTTGGGCAATGTTTAGAAATTCAGCAACGTTCACATTCGGTCAATGTCTTGAAACTATTTGGGCTTCAGAAAAATACAGAATGAAAGAAAAAATAAAAGAAATGGAAAAAGAACAGGCAAGAAAAGAGGCCGAAGAAATGCGTTCAGAATTAAACAAGATGAAACCTGCAAGCATCAATGATTCAATGCTGCTAATGGCTGATACAATCAGCAACTATTACAGAACTTCATATTACACAGGTGATTAATAATAAATAAAAATATACACCAATGAAAAAAGCAACAAAAATCAAAAAAGGGACACGGGTTAGATGTCCGTTCGGCAGCACTGACATCTATCGAGTAGAATTCATTTATCCAAATGGAGATGTAGACATAATCTGTAACGGGTTTAGAGTAAAATCAAGTATAAACGAATTGGAACTGGTATGATGGAAAGCAGGCAAAACAATCAATGTCCGATTAGAGAGGTCAAAATAAAAGAAGCGGTCGGGATAGATAAAACCCAAAACCTTCCAAAAAGAACACTTTGGGTAGAATCTCTAAAATCATTGAATGTCGGGGATTATTTCAGAGCTTCAAAGATATACAAGACTACTATATATATAAGCATGAAAAGGTTAAAGGAAAAAGAAGATCTCCACTTTACAACGAGATCATTGAACGAAGAAGAATTCATAACGATAAGAACAAAATGATAACAGCCAACACCCCCATATCAGAATTGACGGTTGGACAGTTAATGGAAGTTCTGTCCGGTAAGATCCCGAAAAAGGAATCTAAATATATGACCGTTGATGAAGCGATAATAGAGCTTAAGATTTCAAAAGCTCAATTCTATAAATTGTTGAATTTCGGATATTTCTCCGATCATGGAGATACATACATGGACGGAAGGAAAAGAATGATATCCGTTGATGCAATAAGAAAATACCGTGAACAAAGAATAAAAGAGTCGGGATTATGAAAACAAATCAGATTCTTACAAGAAAAATGGGGGATTTTGAGGTATTACAAAGAACTTCGGACGGAATGTTTAACGCAACCACTTTATTAAATCAGTGGAATGCTTCTAACAAACAAAAGAAAGAAGTTAAGAAGTTTTTTGAAAATGAAAACACAAAAGAATTTATAAGCGCCTTGATATCAGAGGAAAATTTACATGGGCAAAATTCTGCCTATGTAAAATCTAAAGCTTCAAGAGGTTCAAATGCAGGAACTTGGATGCATCCTATTTTATTTGTAAAGTTTGCGATGTGGATTAATCCAAGATTTGAAGTAAAGGTAATCAGATTCGTATACGATCAACTGATAAAATACAGAAACGAAGCCGGAGACGCTTACAAAGAAATGACATCGGCTGTATCAAAACTGGTCAGTAGGGATTTTGTTTCATTTGCCATAAAAGACATTGCTAGATCATTAAATTATGTCGTATATAACGAACACACACCCGGTATTAGAAATACACATGCAGATGAAAGAAGACTAAAAGAGTTGTTTGAACTGGAACGGGATGTGGCAAAGCTTATCCACTTCGGATTTATAAAAAATTTTGAAGAACTGAAAATACACCTTCGTAAAAGATGGTCTGAAAAATGGCAACCTAAATGTTTAATGACATGAAAACCTTCTCAATCTTATATTTTCTCATCTCGTTTTTTCTCCTGCTTGGAGAATCGAGTAATGAGATAATGATACTGAAAATGATAAATATGTTAGCTGCTTTTTTGCTTGCAAAGAAGTTTGCGCCGAATCTGTTTCATAAAAATTAAAAAATGGACGCTCTAACCCGACTCGCAAACTTCTATTTCGATCCATCCGCTTATACCGTAAGTAATCTTGATTATCCTTGCGATAAATGCAAAAAGGAGGAAGCGGTTTATTTCTTCAAAATTTGGGGATGGTGCAGAGAATGCGCTAAAGAGATAGAAGGGTTTAGCGATAAGGAGCTGGACGAAGAAATAAAAGCAAAATTGGACATAATACAAAAAACCAAAACCGATTGTGTTCATGACGTGAAATTTGTAACATGAGTTTAACCGAAACTTTAACAGGGAGGACGGGTTTGATCGCCTTTCCTCTCACAGCATTCCCTTCTGCACCAAATTTGGCAAGGAGAAGATCAACATAAGGATGCAGACCGATTGTTGACGGCAGGTGAGGCAGCAAGCGGCGAACACGGTCCAAAGCTCACGGTGTGTGACGAATCGGAAAGACGATTGGAGCGGTAGTGTAAAAGGTAGCACGCCGAAAAGTTAACTCGGAGGTTGGCCGAAGTACAAGGCACGGGTTCGAATCCCGCCCGCTCACAAGGTCAGGAACGAATGAAGAAAACGACCCTTAAAGTGCGCACTGTTTTTCGCGTTTACGCTGCTCGCGGTACGAGAGCATTATATAGAATTAATTAAAAACCCCGGAGCGGGATTTAACAAAAAAACCGATTTAAGGAGATCGGATTTAAGTTAAGATTTCAACCCGCTCCGATTAAAAAAAGGAAAAAATATGAAAGCAATTTACAAATTACATTTCGACTGCGGTCGAATGGGAGTGCTGGAAGGGAGTTTTGTGGCAGACACGGAAGAAGTTAAAAAACTGATTGATAGCAAAAAAGAAGTTTATTTCGGTGAAGTTTTGGGAAAGCATTCCGAGATAAGCGGACGTATTGAAGAATGCGATATCACTCTTGTTACTACAGAACCGAAAGTTGTAGAATTATTTGAAAGACACGATTTGTCAAGCGGTTATAACCCGTTTGATTATATAGAAGAAGAGGAAGAAGTAACCGATTAATAATAACACAAATGGAAGAAATTAAAGAATTAGCAAAAAGAGAAACCGGTTTGGAAGTCAGCGCGGTAGATATCAATTCGGGAAATTTGCCCGATTTGGAAAATGCGCGGGAGTTGCCGTTTGATTTAATAGGCAACTACTGGACTCCCGAGAAGGAAGGAGAAAGCAAAAGGCTGTTCTTTGTCGAAATCAAAACGCAACAGGTATTGAGCGCAAACGGAACGGGAGAACTGATCGATCTGGATTGTGTTTCTTTTCTTGAACAGACGGAAACGGGGTTGCAAACGGTTTGCAACGGATCCCGTAGGCTTGTGGGGGTTTTGGAGCAATATGTTTCGACAGGGGCAATAAAACAGGGAACTCCGTTGAAAATAACCTATTTGGGGAAACGGAAGAACAAAACCAATAATTTCTCCTCGGACAGTTGGAGCGTAAAACCTCTATTGATCAATATATGATTGATGCAGATTTAAATAATTTGGAAGAAGGGCGGGAGTTAAACCCTCTTGCCTTTTCTCGAAACGATTACCCGTGCCCGGACGAAGTGTTGGAATTCGTTTTAAGTCATAATTCCGAACCGGCAAAAAGGATTGATTTGAAAGAATTGAGTCTGAACGGGAAAGTAATAAAAGACGGCATGGAGGAATATCTTTCAAAGAAAAGAATTTCTTCCGGTTGTTTGAAAGCGGCACTTAAAACTCCTCTATCCTTCATGTACGAATATGAAAGAACGTTCGAGAAAAAGAACGTTCCTCATTTCGAACTCGGAACATACGCACACATGGCATTCTTGGAGCCGGAAAGATTTGAAAAAGTTGCCCCGGCTCCTTCGGTTAATCTTTCCACAAAGGAAGGGATGCTGACCATGATCGACTTCTATCGGACATTGGAAGGCAAAAGAAAATACACCTTCAACGGGAAAATGCAGGATCTTAAAAAAAGGCTTGAAAAGTACAAAGCGAGGTGTACGCATCAGGTTATAGATCCCGAACATTTTGAGATAATTCGGGCGCTTAAAAATAACTATTACTGGTACGGGGGCGGTATAATTCCGATGTTACTGAAAGGCGCAACGGCAGAAACATCCTTTTACGGGAAAGATCCCGAAACCGGTTTGGAGCTGAAGGTAAGGCCCGATTTCTTTAATATCTCCGAAAATATAGGGGTTAACGCGGTAATATCCTTCAAAACTACCAGAGCGGACAGTATAGGAAAATTCTCTTACGATTGCGCAAAGCACATGTACGAACTGACCGAAGGAATGTATCAGGAGGTCATGAGCAACGTAACGGGCAGAAAATTCAACGTGACGATCATGATAATGCTTCAAACAATACCCCCGTATCAACCGGCTGTACTGTTTTGGTCACCGGAAGATATTCAGCTCGGGAAATACAAATACCATCAAGCGCTTTCAATTGTCCGGGAATGTTTTGAAAAAAAATCCTTTCAAATAGGATTCGATGCAAAAGCCCCGAAAGGACAATGCGGAATAATTGACTTTGAATTGCCCGACTGGGCTAAAAAAGAAATACACCCGACTGCAATAGACGGGGATTACGAAGAAGACAATAATTAAATAAAAATCAATCATGGAAGAAGCAAAAGAAGTTCAATTCAAGTTACCGGAAACGGTAAAATTTCCCGGGGTCCTTTTCGAAGGAGCCGAGGACATGGAAGAAGTAAAAGAAAAACTGACGGAATCGGGGTTTATTGCGATTCAAAGAAAAGAAGTAATTGCCGACCGGCTGATGAGCACCGAAGAGATAAACAACATTCGGGAGGAATACGGCGAGATAGCGGAAACGGCTTTACCCGAATTACAATCGGAATTGGCCGAACTGGAAGCCAAGTTCAAAAGGGAAAAGAAAACAATGGAGGGGAAGATCGCTTCAATGAATACCAAATTCAAGGACTTGGTTTATCTGGCCAAAAAGGGGATTAAGGATTTTGAATTGGTAAGCGATTGCACATTTCGGATCCCCGTATTAAACCACTATCTCTATTATACATGGATCAACGACCGGTTTGAACTGGCATTGGTTCAGGAAATACCCAACCACGAACGCAATGATATATTTAATTCCGTGGAAAGGAACAAAGCGATCTTTGAAGAATTGGGCTTTGAATTGCCCGAAATCGATCTGAACGAAGGCAAAGAAAATTTCAGAAGGTTTTCCGGTGACGGTTACGACTTCGAAGTCTGGACGGAAAACGATTTCATTCATGTAATAAAGATGTGGACGGAGGATTTTGTAAATGAACATACCGGTGAAGTTATATCGGAAAACAAAAGGGAAAGAGAGGATTATTCAATTGAAGATTACCCTTATTCGGATTTGGAAGATGGGGAGATTGAAGGGGAAGAAGGGGAGACCGACGAAGTATCGGACGATCCTGAGGAATAATCCCTATTGGGAAAAGGTAAAGCGGGAAGTAAGATTGAGAGACAGGCACAGGTGCCGAAAGTGCGGTAAGAGCTTCCCGCTGGAAATACATCACAAAACCTACAAGGTAAACGGTGTGTCGATTGTCGGAAAAGAATTGGATTATCTGGATTGTTTAATAACGCTTTGCGAGGACTGTCATGAGAAAGAGCATAAGTGAAATAAAGTCGGCGTGCTTCCACTGCAAACACAGCGAGGAAGGCGGCCCCAAAGGGATTATTGAATTTATGGTCTTTTGTCCGATTTACGGGTTCTACCGTCCGCGCTTTGCTCCATGTAAAATAGGGAGATACGAGACGGATACGAGACGGTATAAGGAGTTTGAAAAACTGATAAAATAAATGGACGGATATACATTAACAAGCAAGATGCGACAAGCGCGAAGAAGTTTCAGGTTTACCGCAGTCGAACAGGCCCTTTTCTATGAACTGGTGGCTGTTTGTAATGGCGAGGACTGGCGGGACGTTTTTGATTGCTCTAACATTGAGCTTTGTTTTGCAATAGGTATACAGGAAAAAACCCTGATCAAGGCGCGTGAGACTTTAATTAATTCGGGGTTAATATTTTATCAGTCCGGTAAAAGCAAAAGACAGGTCGGGAGATATTCTTTTACAACCCCTTTCGCAACTACTGTAAATAATACAGGAGATAATACAGCCGATAAGGGAGCCAATGGTACAGCCGATAAGGGAGCCAATGAGGGAACCAATACTACAGACTTATATAAACATAAAACAAAACAAAACAAAACAAAAGAAGATAAGGAAAAGCCTAAACGGTTTTCCCCTCCTTCGATTGAAGAGATAAATAATTTTTTCATCAAAAAAGGGCTTAGTCCGGAAGATTCAAAATACCGTTCCGAAAGCTTCTTTGCTTTCTACGATTCCAAAAATTGGATGGTGGGAAAAAATAAGATGTCCAACTGGAAATCGGCAGCATCAAGAAGCTTGGAATGGGAAGACAGGAGAACAAGTCAATTCAAATCAAATTTCGCCTCACATGACAACAGTAAGCAATACTCCGAATTTTGAAGGTATTTTGGAAGAAATGAAGATCCGGGGCATGAAGATCCCCGATCAGAAAGTTTTGATAAATATTCCGGATGCAAAAACAATTCTTTTCAATGCCATGAAGTATTTCGTAGGACTGGAAGGACGTGAAATGGTTTGGATAGAAGAATACGACAAGGTTTCCGAGTGGTTGCAAAATAACAGTGGAAGAGGTCTTTTCCTTTACGGTACATGCGGACGCGGGAAGTCTGTTCTTTGCCGTTATGCAATTCCCGCAATACTCATGAAGTACAGCAAGAAAATTACTTATGTTTTTGACGTTCAGGATATAAACAAAGATATTGATTCCGTTTTGGAAAAACATATCATTTCCCTTGACGATATCGGAACGGAGGAGCTGAGTGTGAAATACGGTGAAAAAAGGATGGCATTCGCAGAAATAATCGATTCTGCCGAAAAACACGGGAAGTTGGTGATTATATCCAGTAATTTGAATGAAACCGAACTTAAAAGCAGATACGGAGACAGGATATTCGACAGGATATTATCCACTACAAAAAGGGTTTTGTTTCAAGGGGAAAGTTTCAGAAAATGAGCGAAAAGATTAAAATACTGGACGAAGTGTTTTCCAAGTTCATACGGAAACGGGGTTATGATTCTCACACGGGATATAATCAATGTTTCACTTGCGGAAAAACAATGGACTGGAAACAATTGCAGTGCGGACATTACATTCCGAGGGGCAACATGTCTCTTCGTTTCGATCTTAAAAATTGCTTTCCGCAATGTCATGATTGCAATGTAACGAAACGGGGCAACTTGAAGGTTTACAGATCGAGATTGATTCAAGAATTCGGTATTGTTCATGTTTACTATTTGGAAGAAAAGAAAGAAGAATTTAAGCAATATTCCGATTTTGAACTTGATATACTTATTGCTTATTACAAAAAACTGACAAAATGAAAAAAGATTTAAAAATACAAGATCCTCACGAAGCTCTACTGCTGATGAAAAAGGAAGAGAAAAAGAGAAAGAGGAAATTGAAGAAAGTGGAAATCTCGCGCGGCTTTGTTTTGACAACCGATAAAGCGAAGTGGGAGGAATATAATGAAAAGAAATGAAACACGGATCACTTTTCAGCGGAATAGGAGGATTCGATTTGGCAGCCGAAAGAGTAGGTTGGAAAAATATATTTCAGGTAGAGATCGATCCTTTTTGCCAAAAGATTTTAAAATATCATTTTCCCAATACGGAATTATATGAAGACATCACAAAAACAGATTTCAAGAAATACAGAGGTTCAATTGACATTGTTTCCGGAGGATTCCCCTGTCAACCTTTCTCCCTTGCAGGAAAAAGAAAAGGCAATGAAGATAATCGCTTCCTCTGGACGGAAATGCTTCGATGTATACGAGAGTGTAACCCGTCATGGGTCGTTGCTGAAAACGTTTACGGGTTGCTTTCTCAAGGAGGTGGAATGGTATTCGAACAGGTGTGTTCTGACTTGGAAAACGAAGGGTACGAAGTTCAACCGATTATTGTTCCGGCTGCTGGTGTCGGAGCTCCCCACAAAAGAGACAGGATTTGGTTTGTTGTCAACCGTTCAAACGCAAGGACTGAAGGTCTGCAACGAAAAAGGGAAAACGGAATTCATGAATCTGAAATTGCTGCCGACTCCCTTGGCGTCCGAGATAACGGGAAGCCCGGAGATAGTAACGGGAAAAAGAAAAAAGAGAGTATCCGGACAGAATTACAGTGTGATGCTGAAAGATCTTGCCGCGAGCGGGTTGCTTCCCACTCCGAATGCTGCCGAGGGAGAAAAATACTCAAAGAAATTAAATCCGAACAGCCAAATGGGAAGGAGTTTGTCTGCAATGGACGTAAATGGTTTATTGGGAAAAGAACGACCTGGGAAGAATTCCCTACTCAATCCCCTGTATGTGGCGGAAATGATGGGCTTCCCGACCGATTGGACGGTATTACCTTTCCAAAATGGAGAAGAGAAAGTATAAAAGCTTACGGGAATGCGATAGTTCCCGAGATGGCTTACAGTATATTTAAGACAATAGAAAGAATAAGATGAAAGAAAAATTCATACTCGATGTATGTTGCGGACCTCGAATGTTTTGGTTTAATAAAAAACATCCGAATGCGATCTATTTAGATAAAAGAAAAGAATCTTTCGTTGCATGTGACGGAAGGAAAGTAGACGTGAATCCCGACATAGTCGGAGATTTTACCGATATGCCTTTTGAGAATAATTCTTTCAAGCTTGTAATATTCGATCCTCCCCATTTGAACCAACTCGGAGAAAACAGTTACATGTGTCAGAAATACGGAAAACTATTTGCGACTTGGGAGACGGATTTAAAAGCGGGGTTTGATGAATGTATGAGAGTACTCGAACCTTTTGGGATTTTGATTTTTAAGTGGAACGAGAACCAAATCCCGGTTACTAAAATATTGGAAATTTTTGGACAAGAACCGCTTATCGGTCATAAATCCGGTAAAAGTTCTCAAACGCACTGGATGTGCTTTATGAAAATAGTTTAATAAATAATAAGATGAAAATATACGAAAACGGAAATCAAAATACATTATTCACAATTTAATAAAAATCAATCATGGAAATATTAAACATCAATGAAATCGCGTCTGCCAAAATAAAGGCGATGCATGAAAGCGGAGAAATAAAAGAAAGAATCGAAAGCGGAGTTGAAAAGACAATCAACGAAGCCATTGATTCTGCCGTCAAAGATTATTCTTTCAGAAGAAAAATCGAAGAAAGTATCGAAAAAGAATTGGGAGAAGTAGCCTCCGGCGTCAATTTTACGGCATACAAAAATTTCCTGATCGATCGAATGAATAAGTATATATCTTCTTCACTGAAAAAAGAAACCGCCAAAAAAATCGAAGAAGATTTTAAGAAAATATACTTTGATGCCCCAAAAGAGATAAAGCTTTCAGAAATTCTCGAAAAATACAAACAATGGCTGATGGGATGGCTGGACGAAGATGATCGCCGGGAATGGGAGAAATTTTCCATCGAATTCGATAGAGAATATAAATACTGGATCGGCATAAAAGCAGGAAAGCCCGGCAGGGGTAAATATTCGGGTGAATACGAGAGCTTTGAGTTTACGATTCACTACGATAATGAAGATAACGCCAAAGGAACGATCGGCAGGGCTTCTCTCGGACTAAAAGAGTTTGATAAGCAGATCTCGCTCGGGAACTTAAGTGATTTTGAAATCCTCGTTTTTAATCTTTTGTATATGAAGACTCCCATCATAATAGATATAGACTGCGAAGATGATGTTGACAATTATTTATACGATTACGATTAAGCCGTTAACCATGGACACCCCATCAAGAAAAAACAACTCGGGCTATCTCGTTAAAACGAGGAAAGGCATGATCGGCCGAACTTATCACCGAGATGACCTTGTAAACGGGAAACAGCCCGTATACGTGGAAAAGGACGGAAAGGAATTGAAATTATTGTGCGATCCCGAAACGCTTGTCGTGACGGGGTTTATCGATTGAAAACAACGAATAAAATTTCAGAACAATGAACAGGAAAAAACATATAGCATCGATCAGTTTCGGAAAAGACAGTCTCCGTATGTTATTTTATATTCTTGAAAACAATCTCCCGCTTGATGAAGTGGTATTTTATGATACGGGGATGGAATTTCAAGCAATATACGATATTCAAGATAAGATACTTCCGCTGTTAAAAGAAAAGGGGATAAAATACACGGAATTATACCCGGCTGTTCCGTTTCGAACAAAAATGTTCGACATCGACGTACAGTGTCGTGACGGATCCACTCACAAGGGGTACTCTTGGTGCGGAGGTGTTTGTCGATGGGGCACTTCGGATAAGTTGACGGCATTAAAAAAATACATCGGTGATAATTACGACTATGTGGGTATAGCTGCCGATGAAACCGATCGTATTGAAAAAGAGAAGCGCACTAATCGTATTCTTCCGTTAGTCGATGCAGGAATAACAGAGCAGCAGGCGCTTGAGTATTGCTACTCTAAAGGATACTGCTGGGAAGAGGACGGAATAAGGCTTTATGATATATTCGATCGGGTTAGCTGCTGGTGCTGCGGCAATAAGAATAACCGCGAATTGTATGGCATGTACCATTATCTACCAAACTATTTTGCCAGTCTAAAGGAACTGCAACGTAGAAATAGACTGCCATTCCGTGGAGCCGGGAAAGACTCCGTTTTCGATATAGAAAGAAAAATCATCACCGGAACACTCCGATTTAAAACCAAGAAACTTAAATCTTCAAAATCCATAAAAATAAAGCAATCATGAAACGAATAACGGAAATAGACAACATATCGGTGTACCTATCACAAGAAGATTTGTGTACGATCGAAATCGAGAGGTATGAAGACTCGGAAGATGGAGAAGTCTTTTCCAACCTGACAAAACAGCAGGTATTTTATTTGGCATATACGCTATTAGACATTTATAAGGATATGGAAGTGTGATTTTTTGATTGGAAAATATTTGAATATGAAAATAATCCGTGTGTTCCCTCGCAAAACAAATGCAACGCCTGATGACGAAAACGTCAGGATTGCCTCTACGCCTACTTTCTTTGATGAAGCGGATGAGGTGCGTATATCCGTAGCTTTTACGTGGGATATCGCATGGGCAGAGTGGGCGGCCAAACAATGGAAGCATGTGGCACCGGTGAAGATCGGAGGACCGGCATATAGCGAACCCGGTGGCGATTTCGTGCCGGGCATGTATATGAAGAAGGGGTATGTTATCACCTCCCGGGGTTGCCCCAACCGCTGCTGGTTCTGCCAGGTGCCTAAACGTGAAGGAGGTGTTCTCCGAGAACTTCCGGTTACGGACGGTTGGATACTGACCGACGATAATTTACTGGCTTGTTCGGACCGGCATATAGATGAAGTGTTCGCAATGCTTGCACGGCAACCCCGCAGACCACAATTCTGCGGAGGACTGGAGGCAAAGCTTCTTACTCCTGCGATGGCCGAGAGATTAAAAGAGGTAAAACCGGAAAGTATATTCTTCGCATACGATACTCCCGATGATTACGAACCTCTTGCAGAAGCCGGGAAGATGCTTTTTGAAGCGGGGTTTACCCGTGGATCCCATGATCTGAATGCTTACGTGCTTTGCGGATATAAGAAAGATACCTTTGAAAAAGCATTAAAACGGATGGAGGACACTTGGCGTGCCGGCTTTGTTCCCATGGCAATGCTTTATCGGGATTTCAAAGGCGATTACGATAAAAAATGGAAAGAATTTCAACGGGAATGGGCGAATCCGATTATACGGGGATTCAAGCTGAAAAGTATTCGCTTATAATTTTCTAATCTTAAATAAATGAGAACACAAAACGAAGGGACCGAACTCGGAGATTGGGTATTCGGATATAAAGGAGAGAAGGAAGTAAAGATTAAAATTAAACATAACTCAAAAATGGAAAAACAAACTGAAGAAATAAAGGAAATAAAAAAATATGCGAAAAATTGAATGGTATTATCGTGTTCTTGTGGATGCACACGATTTATGTCAAAGAATCATATCCGGAGAAGAAAACCAATTCGGAAGAAATGATCTGCTAAACGAAGATATAGGAAACTTGATTGAAGAAACAACAAGTTTTTCCGTACACGAAGTAAGTGAAAATGAATTGATGCCTTTTATTTAAAAATTAAACATGTAAAATATCCCGATAAAACTCTTTCAAATCGCGGCGTTTTATCGGGTAAAATGTAAAGTAACATGATCACATTAAAGCAATATGCAGAGTTTTTGAATATAAGCGAAGAGTATCTTCAGAATAAAAGGTCCTTCAGCGATTATCGTCATGCTCTGATGTTGCTTTGTCGTGAGTCGGGGATGAAGGAATCCGAGATAGCTTCAAGGTTCGGATTCAATCGCTCTACCGTTTATTCCGGGATAAGGAAGGCAAGGGATTTGTTAAGCGTTAAGGACAGGATAATGAGGGGGATTTACTTTGAATTAAAGAAATTTAACAACTGTTGAAAACAAACCCCCGAAAAGCTTGGCAAAGAAAAACCCTTTAAATACCTTTGAAAGAGATTGTTTTAGGTTATTTAAGTGGAAGAAGGAAAAGAAAACAGCGGAGGTAAACTTACACCCAAGCAGGAAATGTTCTGCCGGGAATTTATTGTTGATTTGAATGCCACACAGGCGGCAATAAGGGCGGGATACAGCAAAGAAACAGCCAAAACCATTGCTTCCCAGATATTGACCAAACTTAACATTTTGGAAAGGATTGCGGAACTTAAAGAAGAAAGAAACAGTAGATTGAGGGTAGATGCGGATTATGTGTTAAAAAGAAGCATTGAAATAGACACCCTCGATGTTAAAGATATACTCGATGAGAACGATAACCTTCTGCCGATAAAGAACTGGCCGAAAGCTTGGAGGATGTCCGTATCGGGAATAGAAATTACCCAAGTAAAAGGATCCGAAAGCGAAACTTCTCTTCTGAAAAAAATCAAGTGGCCGGATAAGGTTAAAAATCTGGAATTGCTCGGAAAGCATGTTGACGTAGCCGCATTCAAAGAGAAAGTCGAATTGAGCGGTGACGGTATCTCGGATATAAATGTAGTAATCGTTAGAAACAAAGAGGATTTGAAAAGATGAGCGATTGCACCATCTATATGACCCCTGTCGGTGAAAAGATCTATGATGCCCTCCGAGACCCGAGAGTGAAGATTATACTGCTTCCCGGAGGAACGAGATCCAGTAAGACACACTCCATAATGCAAAACCTTCATGTTTCCATGTCCGAAAACAGGAATTTCAGGATAATGGCATGGAGGGCAAAACAAACATGGGTGAGAATGTCCATTTTATCGGATTGGGAGCGTGAATTTCTTGCAAAGAACGATTTGACAAAGTATTATTCCACTACAAAGATTCCTCCTTTCTTCCGGATGAAACAAACAAGATCTTCATTGGAATTCGGAGGCCTTGACGATCCTCAAAAAGTTCACGGAGTTGCCGCCGATTTGCATTGGATCAACGAAGCGATGGAAATGGAGCGCGACACCTTCAGACAGATTCTTCAAAGATCGAAAGGCCCTGGAAAATCCAGTGTGCGTTGACCCCGTGCGCCAAGGCGGAGTTGACCCCTTGAAATATTTTATTTTTGACCCCCAAAGTATCCCGGCCGACGGGGTCAT